AGCGCCGCCTACGAAGGCCGATCCGCGCGCTGTCGCAGCATCCAGCCCGGCTTGGTTCGCTTGGCCTGTGAGCGCCGCGCTAAGGTTCGCTGAATTGCCAGTCGCCGCCTGCCCAATGCCAGCCAATGCAGCGCGCCGGTTGAACTCGTTCCCGAACTCATTAGACGCAAACCCTTGGCCGTATCGTTCCATTGCCTTCGCCCGCCCGCCGCTGCGGAGCATCCCCCGCGCTGCGGCTGCGTTGTCGATGGCCTTTTGGCCTTCTTCAAGCCGGAACTGATAACCGGGCGAGCCTTCGAATCCTTGGAACGGGATAGCCGCGCCACTCATAGCGCCGAGTGATGGATCAACCGGAGCATTCAAGTTCCGCGTGATCCCCATCAAGTCAGCCAATGATGCGGTGCCGCCAATGCCCAGCCCCCGTAGGTGAGCGAAGTCCTGCCGCGCCTGCGCACGTTCCGCAGCGGACGATGCTTGCGCGTCTTTCGCCGCGTCGGCCTGCTTGTTCCCCGCAAAGATAGACGCCGCCGTGCTGGCGATTGATCCCGCCCCAAGCAATACGCCGCCGATGCCGCCAATGCTGTCAAATAGGCCCGCCATAATCGCCTCCTAAGTCGTCACGATGCCAGCGGTACGAAGCGCCGCCAACAGTGCGTTTAATGTTGCTTTATTGTCGTCAGCTAGGTCCGCAATTGTTTGCACATCTGCCTGGACATATGCGCCGGTCTGTGTCGCGGCGTCTGCTGTTGCTACGTCAGCAACCGCCGTTGATTTAAGCACTACGCCAGCCGCCCCGGTCGTCGCCGTGTTGCCGGTGCCTACAGGTGTTCCGGAAACGCCGTGAGCGCCCGTTGTCGCCGTCGTGTGCGCGTCAAGCGTCGTTTGCCCGACTACAGCGCCGCTTGCGCCGTGAGCGCTTGTGGCGGTTGTATGAGCGTCAAGCGTCGTTTGCCCCACGATAGCGCCTGATGCCCCATGAGCCTCAGTGAGCGCCGCGTGGACATTCAGTGCCGCGTCGTCCGTCGCCGCCGCTGCGATGCCCTGAACATAAAGCCGCAACGCCGTGAACCATAAGTCTTGCGCCCGGCTATCCCGTGGGAATGGGCCCGGCTTCGGGTATTCGTTTGTGATTGCCATTAGATGCCGCCGCCCTGATCAATGCCGGGATTGTCGCCCAGGAACTTTTCAACCTCGACTGCCGTCAGCCCCGCGCCGAATAGTCCGGCGATGCCGTATTTGCGGACGATGCTGATAAGTTCGTCATTGAATACGACGTAATTGCGTGAACCTTCGCCAGCGGCGCGGCTGTTGCCGTCTAAGTATTTGATGCCGGGGATGCCGTTATCAGCCAAAGACCGCGAAACGACAGATGGCCCGCTTTGGATTGGAGGAGATTCCGGCCCCAAATGTTCACCGAATGCGCCGCGAGCGTTAGCGCTGTTGACCAATTCATTATATGCGTGTCCGCCGCTGCGTTTAGCCCGCATCCGCACCGCGATAGCCTCGGCTATTGCATCGCGCCGGTTTGCTAACTCATGCCAGCGCTTTTCATCGCGCATCGCGCCATTTGGGAGCCTATCGCTCGCTAACGCCGCCATCTCATTTTGCAATTCGTCAAATTGGTCTTTCAGCCCCCGCCCGCCCGGCATTTGAGCGCCCAAAACAGCCTGAACTTTCGCGGGCTGTTCACTCAGCGGCGCGTCAAAGTCCAGAAAATCAGCCTCGTCGGCGTCAATGCGGACCTCGTACATGTGAGCCTTGGGCTCTATGCCGTCTTTTACCCGGTGCAGCCACTCTAGCCCCTCTTTCTGTGCTTCCAATTTTTCATCTAATCTAACCCGATCTTCTGGGCTTATTACGGACCGCCGCGCTTCCAATCTGGACATTTTATCAGTTACGTTCTTGATCGCTGCGTCAACATCCCCCCCCGCGTTTTCAATCTGGCGCTTTGCCCATCTTGTTTCTACGTCAAAATCAGACTCAAAATCGCGTTTATACTGTTTCGCCACATCTTCCTTGCCCGCAAAATAAAGCCCGTGCCCGTAAGCCTGCACGCCTTCGCCGGTGCCGATGTTCGCCGTACTGAACTCGTCGAAGTCATGCGGCGAGCCGTGATAGGCCCGGATGCCTTCGCGCGCTGGCTTGTCGCCAATGCCTAACGCTTCATCAATATACCGCCCCGCGCGTTTTGCGCCCCGGATAGCAGCCCCGCCAGCGCCCATCGTCGCCAAGCCAAGCGCGCCGCTGCCCATGTCGCCAACGCCGCCAAGAATCCGGCCCGCGTCGCCCGCCCTGAATCCACCAGTAATGCCCGCAGAACCTTTTGCGAGGTCGTTAACGTCAGCGCCTGGGCCGAACGTTTCGGAAGCAAAGCGCGCCACGTCAGAAGCCCCCGGCCAATCTCGATAGCGCTCGTTGCCCGTTAAGCCATACAGCACTTCGCGCGGGTCTGCGTTGTCCATCAGCCAATCAAGAGCGCCGCCTTCATCATCTGGCGCTTCGACTAAGCCGCCATCAGCGAAAGCATTCCGCCCGCGCCCGGCATAGCCTTGCCCCTGTTCTTGGAGCATTTCGAAGAACTCAGGCCCGAATGCGTCAACCGTCTCTGCGTCGATAACGTATTCGCCATCTGATAGCCGGGCGTCGATTTCGTCATCGCGTGGCCCGCCTGGGCCGGAGACATAGCCGCCGTAAGCAAGACCTTCCGGCCCGCCATCGTCGCCCTCGCCGTTCTGACCATCGCCGCCGTTGCCGTCGTCAGCCCCGCCGTCTCCCCCTTGTTCGCCGTCAGGATCAAGCCCGCCAAATTCATCTGCGTTAGATCCGAATCCCGCTCCGGTGCCGCTGCCAGGAGGCGCGCCGTGGTCGCCGCCCATGCTTTCCACGTCGCCTTCATGCCCATCATCGCCTGCGCTGCGTCCGTTGGCGATATTTGTGACTGCTTGAATACTGAGCGGAACGCCCGTAAACGCTTCAAACCCAATTTTACCAAGCGCCACAGCGGGGTTCGAAACCATCCCAAGGCCAAGGCCGACATGCCCCATGAAATCTTGTATGTCGTCGTCAACAGCGGTCCCGCGTTCATCACTCGGATCGCCAAACCCGCCACCACCGCCATCGCCATCCCCGCCGAACGGGTCAAAAGCTTGCCCGCCAAAGGCCGTCGTCCTGCCCGCCAAAGCGCTTGGGCGTAATGCAAACGGATTGCCGCCAGTGTTCTGGCTAATCTGCCCAGATCCGGTTTGATTGACTAGAAACGGATTGTCCGAATTACCACCGCCCGGCGTATTGTTGAGCGTTGGCACGTTGACGTTTCGCGACGCCTGATCCCCTATGCCGCCGCCAGAAAGGTTCGCAAACGGATTCCCAAACAAGTCAGCCATTATGCGGCCCCTCTTTCAACATCGGCGCGCATATCCAAAAGCGAAACCGGCACAGGGTCAGTCACCCGCAGCCGGAAAACCATTTCGCGGCCTTGGCCTAAGCGGTTCCAACGAACGCGCGTCTGGTATTTGCCGATAGCGCCAAGTGAACGCGTTAATTCTGTGCCGAATGTATGCCCGCCATCACGGCTGACAGTCAGCATCACCTCTGGCGCGCTGCCCTGTCCGGTCGTTAGCCCCCGACCAACATCAAAATTGGCGTCCAGACCTGCAACGAAGAGCCGCTCTTCGCCCTGGTAAATTGGTAGCGTCGTCACCGAATATTCCATCGGCTCGCCTGCTTCGGTGTACGTCAGGCGGTCAATCTCATAGATCGCGCCGGTGGTCCGGTCGCCAATCAAAACCTTGCCGTATGCCTCGACCTGACAACCCGCCAACCACAACGTCGCGGCTTCGCCAACACCTGTCCTGCGTTCGTGCCAGCGGCCGGTTGCTGCATCGTAAACAAACGCCTTGTCGCCCGTCGGGAATACGAACGCGACGAACTTATGACCAGCTTCAGACCACGCCCATGCGATGCAGTCCGCGACTGACGCCATGCCTTGCAGTTCAGCCTCGATGGCGTGTGTGCTGATGCGTTGCGGTTCATAGCCGTTGGCGCGGTAGATCGTGCGATCATCGCCTAGCCAGAACACGGTGTTGTCTTCTTTCGCAACGCCCATGCGAGCGCCGCACCCGCGTTCAATCACGCCGCCGTCAATGCGAGCAAACGGAAAATCCGCGGCACCAGAGTTAAACCAAACCTCTGTTGAAGTTTCGCCGAGTAGCCAAAGCTCGCCATGGTCTGAGATGACGCTGACAAGCCCATCGGGCTGTTTTTCCGCTGTTGCAAATTCTAACGCGTCCAGATTGCCAAAGTCGCCTATGGCCGAAATGAAATATTCCTCACTGTCAAGCCGCATATAAACGGCGCGATCATCAAAGTTCGCGACGCGTGAGGCTGGCAACCAGTCGGAGTCAAGCGACGCGATGCTTTCCACGACAGACGCGCCGTCTGGCGCGTAGAGATAACCATCGCCCGTGTTCGTACATATGGCTAATTGCGTCCGGTTCGCGGCCATGCTGACCGCCCCGTCGCCTGCGATAACCACGCCCGGCAGGCCTGTTGCCGCGCCCGTTCTGCTTATCTGGTAAAGGCGATCGCCCGCCACGGCGTAAACGATGCCCGCGAGAAGTTCCATTCCGCGAATGCCAGATGATGTCACTAGATCGGAAAACGTAGATAGTCCACCGACACGGCTAATCTTGGCTTGCGATATCGCGCCGCCTTCCGCCGCTTCCACATAGGCGTTGATGACGGACTGCTGCGACCATGGCCGCACGTCTGACTCCGCCGCTTGAATGGGGAGGGGGATTTGAACGCGGGGCATACCGAGCGCTCTAGTTCACAAACGAACGATAGTTGGATTGGTTGAACTGGCTAGGCATATTCAACAGCCCGCCATCAACCGCCATCTTGAGCGTCGTATCATCGTCAACGTGCTGATACTGCGCCGCGAACCGGCTTTGAGCGCCGGGGTATTCCTTCGCCACGACTTGCGGGATCGGTCGCCCGAACTCTGACGCTAACTCATAGGCCAGCATATAGGCGACGTTGCCCAAATGCGTGTCCGCGAACGTGACCGTCGAGGACGCCGTATAGGCAGCGTGAGCCACGCCGGGATAGCGGAACAGAATATCGTTAAGCGCTTTCACGCCGATATCCATGTCCTCCGCAGACGCGCTTTCGCCAGCCTGGATTGCCGTCAGCATACGCAGGGATCGGCTGATTACGTCGCGCGCGGTTGCCATCAGTCAGTGGCGCCCGTATCGCCGTCTTTATCGTCGGTTTCGTCATCATCTTCGACTTTGAAAGCACCAGCCTCTTCGAGAGCCGCACGAAGATTCGCAACGCCAAGCCGCGCGTTGACTTCGATGCCTTTCTCGGCGGCGAGGTCTAGAAGTGTGTCCTTTTCGGACGGTTCAACTGGCTCTGTGCCTATGTTGGCAGGGCTATCAGACCAGCCTTCAGGGATCGCTTCAGAGTCAAAGATTTTGGCTTCTAGCGCGCCGTCATCGTCGTGACGGTACATGTAAACTGAATGGCCCATGATGAAGTCTCCGTGATGTTGTGGGGTGTAAAAACAGGACAGGCGGCAGAGGCCGAAGCCCCCGCCGCCCTTGCCGGTTACGCGGTGCCGTTGATACGGGCCGCGAGATCGGGGTAGATGGCTTTCACGCCATATAGGATATCGAGCCGGATAATGTTGTTATCCTCGGCGATATCGTAGTCGCGAACCACGCGGGCGCTAAACCCGTCCATGGTTTCAGTCGCCGCTTCAGCGCCGCCAATCGGCGGTTCAAGCGGGCACATCACCAACGCGAAAGCGTCAGGGTGATAGATCATGTTCTGAGCGTAGCCTGTAGAGGCCGTGCCTAGAACGGTGATCGCCGCATTGTCAGCAGGCGTGGCGCTAACCGTCTGATATGCGCCAGACGAAATAATCGCCGGGCTGACTGTCAGCGTCAGGTTGCCAGAGCCGTCAGAAGTGCCAGCCGCCTTGCAAGTGAACTGCTGCAAGTAAGGCATCACGGCTTTCGTGACCGGGTTGACCGCATAGACGTTCGCAATGGTGAACACGTCGCCCTGCGCCAGAACCGCCGTCGATGTGGTCCAGCCGTCCGTGATCAGCGAACTTTCGTTCGTGGTCTTGGTCGCGGCGTAGGTGTCATTCTGCGAACCGCCATTAACAAGCGGAGTGCCGCCATGCGCGCCGACTGTATGGGTCTGCACGTTCTGGCTGGAATAAGCCTGCGTATTGGCGACACGGCCAAGGCTTGCGGCCTCATACGCGCCGACAGCCAGGCGATCCGGCTGCAATGCCGTTTGCGTGGCAAGCATGGCGTAATTATCCGCTGGCGATAACATACCAACGCGGCGATCAGACATAACCGCCATTTCGTCAAGGCGTTGCGGCCCTTTCGAATAGTCGGCGAAGCTGTTGATCGTCTGGCCGGGAGTGCCAACGTAGTTCCACACGTCTTTGTAGAGAGACGCAAGGGACTGGTCCACGTCATTCGCCAGCGTAATCATCGCCGGTTCAATGTAGCGCTTGGCGACTTCCTCGATTGAAAGCGTCATGTCGGCTGCGGTGTACGACCAAGACACGTGCTTCTGAGTGCCAACCGTGATGCTGGTCGAGCCTTCAGTGATGTC